TTTCAGCACGGCATGCGGCGCACGGGTTATCGCCTGCGCAGCCTTCGATTACGCGCAACCATGCCGGGCGCAAGCGCGGTTGCCGTGGTAAAGCCGATGGCGCGAATGTCACGCCCGCGCTTTTCGGATTTCTTGGCGCCAGCGTAGTCGGTCGCGTCAGCTTGACCTGTGTTGACTTCGTCGCGCTCGGCGGCACAGTTGCGATTCCGATCACGTGCGCCCACGGGATGACAACTAGGTGCATGCCGGACGAAAACGAAAGCGTGCCCGAGATTGCGTCTTCGTCCACGTTCAAATCGTCGATCGATGGCGCCATGTTGTAGCCGATATCGATCTGACAAGCTTCGCGCGACTTCAAGTAGCCGGGCACGGTCACGTCATTCGGGCGCGGGTCAAACAGCACGGACACGATCGGGTGTGTCTCAAGCTCTTTGAGTAGGTACTCGCACGCGTCTTTGCGCTCGAAACGATTCATCGAAATTCGACCTTCCGCCACGTGCGCACGACACGCTTACCGCGCTTCTTCGCGCGCTCGATTCGTTGCGCTTCGCGGATCTGCGTCTCGGGCGCGTAGCCTTTGGCGAGCAGTTTACGCGCGAGCAGATAGCGCCCGTAGCGCACGCTTTCGCGGCGCCAGATTCGGCGCATGACGAGTGGGCCGCATGCCGCGCACGCGAGCGCGAAACAGATACAGAGTAGTCCGATCATGACAGCTCGTCTTCGTCGTTTTCGTCCCACGATTCCGTATCGCAGTCTTCGGTATCGTCGTCTTCGGATCCCCACGAATCGGCGCCGTAACCGTATTCGCGCGAGCGACCGGAAAACGAAATCCCTTCTTCGCGGCAGATCTCCCGCGCGCGGCGTAACAGATCTTCGTCGTCGCCTGCGTGGTCACACAGCGTACGAAAGTCGCCCGGATCGTCCAGATCGAGCTGGTATCCGAGGATCCGACTAATGCGCGCGTAGACCTTTTGCGCGTCCTTGACTAGCTGATTTTGCTGGTTTTTCGACATGCTGCTAGGGGGCTTTCGTGATACAATAGGCGTGGATTACATGCGGCGGGCGAGTGGGCGCGTGCGCTGCATGTAATCCGTCTAACGCGAAAGCATGCCCAATGCAAGCCGTAAATCCAATCGTTGCTGCTGATTCGTTACCGTCGATTCCGTACGTCGAAGCGCGACACTACACGCGCGGCCGCAAGCGCCCGCGAACACTCGGCGCCGTGATCCATTGCACGGACGGCGCAGAAGGCGACAAGACGGCCGAAGATTGCGCCGCGATGTTCCACAAGGGGTGGGATGATCCGAAGCTTTGGCGGTCGGCTACGGAGGTTTGGGATGGCAATTCGGGCGTGCGCTGCGTTCCGCTGGACTGCCGCGCATACCACTGCGGTCATAACGGCAATGATTCGTATCTCGGGCTCGAGCTGTGCGGGCGCGCGAACCAGACGCGCGAGCAGTGGCTGGACGCTAAGAGCTTGCCCATGCTCCGCATGGCGGCGCGGCGTTTCGCGGAGCTGTGCAAGGAATTCGATTTCCCTGCCGTATATGCGGATTACACAGCCGTACGCGCGCAAACTAAAGGTATCACTACGCATTTGGATATTTCCCGTGCGTGGGGCCAAACGAGTCACAAGGATCCGGGGCCCGGCTTCCCGCTGGCGGATTTCATCGAAGCTGTACGAATCTGCCGCGCTACGCTGTAGCGAATTGGCATCGTTTGTGCTACAATCGGGCCATGCCTGAGACGCAGGAAACCCGAGACGCGTGCGAAACACCCGTGCCTGTGCGCATCGCGAAATCGCACGACGCTACGATCCAGAATTTAGGGCTTGCGGCAGGAATCGTGATCATGGTCGTTACGGGTCACGTCCCCGGCATGCACGGCTTGATCGCACTGCTTGCGCTTGGCGGCTTCGTCGCCTGGCCGGCCATTCGTAACGGTGGTGGTAGCGCGCACATGCTCGTGGGATCTGTGGGCGTGCTGACAGCAATCGCCGAAGTTATTGGGCGCTGGCATTCCCTGATCCCGTTCGTCGTTTTTGCAGTCGCATCATTGCTTCACGGCTGCGCGTCCCTGCCCGCAGCTCGAGACACGCTGAACGAAATGCAGAGCGATGCGACGCGCGCAGGCGAGGCGCTGCTCCCGGCGCGTGGCGCCCCGCAAGGACATTGAGAAAATCAAATGACGCAAGCCGCCGCCAATTCGCTGATCCCCCGAGACGCCCCGCTAGCGATCGTTGCCGCGCAGGACGATAGCGCCGCGTTTGACGCACCGATCGTGCGTATGACCGCAGACAACGTATGGTTGCGTTTCGCGTGCGCGGCGAGCGCTTCGGGCAACTTCAAGTTTTACGGATCGCTAGACGGAACCAACTTTACGCAGCTTTCGCTACCCGCGGCGCTGATCGTTCATTCGCAAGGCACGGGCACGGCTTCGCTCGTGGGCAACACGGTCACGCTCGCCGCGCTCGTGGGTTCATGCATGATCAAGCTCTGCGGTCTGCCGCCGTATCTCAAGATCAGCTGGACTCGCACGGGTGGCGGCGCGGCTGGCAATCTGGTAATCGCGGCGCTCGCGAGCGAAGAAGGCGACGGGTTTTGATCATGGGTATGCAGGGCGCAGACTTGAGTGAACAGAGCGCCGCAGGCGCGGGTGTACTCGCGTTGAATGCAGCGCTTGCGCCGAGCGCTGCGAATCCGGTTCTTACGGCCGAGAGCGCGCTAATGCCCGCAAAGCTGGATTCCGTCGTTACCGTTGTCGCCGCAAGCGCAAACGCCGAGATTCTGCCCGCCCCCGCCGCAGGTTACGTAAACGTGATCGTCAACGTGCTCGTCTGCAATCAATCCGCGAGCCAGACCGCCGGCTACCGCGTTACGTGCGGCGGTAGCGAAATGTATGAATCTGCGCTGACAACGACAATTGCTGCAAGCGGGAATACCAGCCTGTTCGGACAACTTGCGGACGGCGCATTGCAGGGCTACGCCACGGGACTCGGCGACGTATCTTTTGCAGTAACGTACTTCGCGATTCCTACGGGCGTGCGCTTCGGTCTGCAGAAAGTTGTACTGACGGGTGTGTATCAAACGCTGTCGGCGCCGGCCGCGGGTTACGTGCGTTATCGTGCCATCTTGGCTGTACCCTCTGCGACCGGCATAGGCGCTACCGCGCTCATGAATGCCGATTCTGCCGCCGCAGTAGCCATGGCTGAATTTACGCGCGGATCAGACGTTACTGTAATCACTGCGTCTTCGCTGGCTGCGCACACTCGCACTACGGCAGCACTGGCGTTGCCCGCACACCGTTCTACCGATGTGGTCAAGGTCAAGTGCGCAAGCGCCCCGACCGCAAACAAAGTGTGTTTTTGGTACTCGTACATGGATCTTCCGGTCCAAACATGATCGGCCAGCTCTGGCACGTCTACCCCACGGGCGTGCGCTCCGCGCTTGACGCGCGACACACGGCCGATTCTACGCCCGTTCATGGCGCCGAGCCGCAACCCGAATGTTGGTTATGCGTCCGCGGCTTTTGCGAGCAGCGCACGGACGAAGGCTATCCCGCAGTTATTATGCACCGGCTGCAGGCGTCGCGTTGCGGGAACTAAGGATCTAGGCTCACGTCGCTTGCATAAACCGTAGCCGGCCCTTTCGTCGATATCGCCGACGTGATGCCCACGAGCCCGCCTGCGTCGTCGTAAATCGCGCCGCCGCTATCCCCCGGGCACGCCTTGCCTGCAAAGACAGCGGGCGCCAGCGCGGTCAGTGCGCGCGTCTCGAGCTGGCGGTAGCCGTGCCAGTCGAAGCGGCAACCGTACCCGACGATCCATGCGCGCGCGTACGTATGCAGGCGCGTACCCGGGCGCGCGTACGGTTTCGGTAGCTCGTTATCCAGCGTGAGGATCTCGACATCTGAATCGGGAACATGAAACGATCGCGTAACGTAGTTTCGCGTTTCATGCGGATCGCGTGTAACGTAAAAACGCCCCGAGCTGTTCATATCCGCGAAGCAGTGCGCAGCTGATAACGCGATGCGCGGCCCCACGAGCACGCCCGTGCAATGAAACGAGCCCGAGTCAAAGACTCGCAATATGGGACCGTAAACGCCGATCGGCGCGGTGTTCGGTAGGCGCGCAGGCGCGGGTTTGACGAAGCAGGATCCGAGGAATACGGCTAGGACGATCCACGCATTGCGCATGGAGTAACTGTATCACGGATCACAGAAACGTACAGCTGAATAAGGCTAACGCCGAAACAGCCAAGTTTCGCGTTGCAGATCCGCAAGTAGCTTGCGCTGACACGGCCGCAATAGATCGGGTTGTACGCGTTGCTGCCGTGCGTGCGCAACGTGCGTGCGTCCGCGGGCGTCCACGTAAAATACAGGCACTTCGTAATACTCGGGCGGGCGCGTCCGAGTGATCCAGGTCATGATCATGGCTGCAGCCGTTTTGTAGCTTCGTACAGACGAGACGCCGTCAACTGCGCAAGGCACACCGCTCGGTTTTTCGCGGTTGTCAGGTCTACGGTATGCAAATCGGCTTTGTTTATTCCAAGCTCGAAACACGTTGCGAAGTACGCAGATCCGCAACCGAAATAATGGTGCACGGTCAGTCGCAAACCAGCGATCCGCTGTTCAGCACTACCGCGTTTCTTTTCAATCCAACCCGTTACGGAATCGGCTTCCACAAGAGTAGTCCGATCTGCCGCGCTTCGTCGGCTGTGGCGGTCACGCGTAGCTCGTACACTTCGGCGGCGGGGTCCGCCGTGATCACCTGAATGCGCTTCGTGCACGCCGCCAGCTCTTTGCGCAGGGCATCCGTACGCGCCTTGACGGCGGCTCGAGCTGCGGCGCGGGTGCGCGTGGTCATTTGTTGTGCGACCCCGTGGTGTCCACGTAATGCGGATTCCGCATCATGAAATTGCGGTACATGGACGCGGCTTCTGCTTCCGTGTCACACACCCGCGTTTCGTACATTACCGTGCCGTGGCCACGCGACACGGCAGACATGCGCACACCCGTCGCGCCAGACTTGCGGCGCACGTAACGCGTGCTGCGAAACACTTCCACTGTTCTATTCGTGTTTGTCATACACAGAACATAACCGAACGCCCGCGCGGAAGCAAGCCCCTCGCCGTCGATTTATCGTACGCTGGCCTACACCCACGCCACGAGCAGACCGATTCCGAGCCCGAGCAGCATGCCCCACGCGAAGCCCTTGCGCAGAAAGCGGCGCCGCGCCCGGTGCATCATGAGCATGTACAGCTCGCGCTGCGGCGCGGTCATGGTGCGAAAGACGAAGTCTGGATTTTTGTTTTGGTTCACGGCGACAGCTCTCCCAACTCGGAAGCTTCGAAAACTTCTTTGAACCACGCAGCCCGCGGGCCGAAGTACCACAAGCACAGCGGGGCGGGGAACGTTTGCGTAAAGCCGACGAAACGCAGCGGGTCCAGCCACATGCGAGCATTGGCTTTGTTCCACGATTTACGCCACCACTTACGGTGCGGCCGTACGGGGCCAAGCACGATGATCTCAACACCGGCAGCCGCCTCGCGTAGTGCTTTTGCGAGCCACGCTTGCAGCTCTTCGTACGGCGGATTTACGTAGACGAGCCCGCCGAACGCCCACGTTGCCGTAAGCCCCGGGCCAGTCCAGATCATTTTAGGCTCGAGCCGAAAGCCTTCGGGAGCGGTTACGTCCTTGATTTTCTTGAAGACGGGAACGCCGTGACTATCGTGTTTCTGAACGCGCGTACCTACGTAAACGTTATTTGCGCGCACAATCGAATCAGGACCCGAGCACGGATCGCAGGCGATTGCGCCATCGCCGAAGAGCGTGACCGCCTCTAGCAGATTCTCGGGGCTGTAGATCTGCTGTTCGCGCTTCGCTGGCTTGCCGGTGCGGTTGCCGGTCGCGAGACCCTGCATGGCGTCACCGTGGACGGGAAGCCCGCCGAGCGCGCTCATGGTGTTACGCCTGGCTTGGGTTTGGATCACTTACGCGCCCGCTTCCCACGCTTCGGCCGAATCGTTGACGCGCGTTCGATTTTCACAGCTTCGACCTGAAACGTGTGCGTACCCGGCTGCTTCTGTGCACCTTCGAGCACCGTTTGCGTGTAGCCTTCGTACTGCTTTAGCTTTACGACGACTTTACGCAGCGCGGGCACGGGCGCGATCGAGCGCTTCATTGATTCGAGATTCGGCGGCGGCAGGATCACCATATCGATATCGCACGTCCGCGTTTCGTCGTCAAGGCTCTTCGTCCGCCGAAACGCCGAGCGCGTCTAGCACGTCATCCACGAGCGGGATCGCCGTACACCTACAATTCGGGCGTTCCCCGGGATTCGCTTTGATTCCGCGCTTTTCGTCCACCACGGGCGGATCGTCATAACTGCAGATCTGATCTTCTAAGTGCCAGTGATCTTCGCTGGATTTCGGATATGCACCATCCGGATTGCCACGTACGCGTTCATCGTGGCTGTTGCTCCACTTATACCGCGAGATTCCGAGATCCTCTTGACGCGTGCGTGCAAGCGTAGCGTTGAATTTCGCCGTTTCCGTGCGCGCGATCAGCTCGGCTTTCGATTCGCTGACACTGAAACGCTCCTCGATCTGATTGCGCAACGTTTCTACGCGCGAACCGCGATCCATAGCTTCGTATACGACGCGCTCAACTTGGTTGATTTGCGTTTCGGGAATCGAGCTGATTTGCAGAGCGTTCGATCGGATCGCTTCGTGAAGCACATTATCAATTTCGGGCGACGTGCCGAACACGTTTAGTTTCGTCAGCGAATGAAACTGCGCGTTCATGGCTACGCGGTTCGTCTGCTCGGTTCGCGTCGCAAATCGCGTCGCAACCTTGCGGATCTTGTGCGGGAAGTCGTGAACCGCCGTTGCGCGGATTTCTGCGAAAGCTTTACGCGCGCGAAGCTTGATTGCGCGAACGCGTGCAGTGCGCGCGGGATCGTCGCTTAGCGCGTCCTGCCGAACCGGCTCGAGCGCAGCCGCGTAGTCCGCAAGGATCGGCTCAAGCTGACGGCTTACGAGCGCTTGGCAGTCGCGGCTTAGCTGCAGCAACTCCTCTAGGTACGCCGCGTGGCTTGGCACCCGCGCCCGCGGGAGCGCCCGGCGTTTGCTGCTTCGCACCCGGCGTAACACCCTGTGCCGCAGTACCGTCCACAGCTTGCTGATTTTCGGGCTCGAATCCATCGCCTACGTCCCCGATCTGTGCGTCAGCCTGTTCGGCGGTCATGCCGAAAAGATTCTGCAGAAGCAGCACGCCGACTTCGCGCGGGATCTGCTTCGCAGCTACGTGATCGAGCACGGCCATAATTGCGGTAGCGCGTGCGCCAACCGTGCCCATGTCACCCGGGTTTTGCTGCGCTTCTTCGTCCGCGGTTTCGATGATCTTCTTACGGAGTGTGAGATCGATCTCCGTATCCGTCGAGTATCCGCCTTTGGGGAAGCGTGCGATCGCGACTTCTTCGGGTGTGAGCACCTGATCTTGGATGTACAGATGATCCGTTTGCGCCTGCTTATTACGCAGCTCAGCAAGCTCCGCATCCGTGGGTTGCTCGAGCGGACAAAACTCCACCGTGATTTTCGTGCCTTCGGGAACCTTCAACTCGATCGCCAGAATCTTCAACAGCTGGTCGAAAACGGGTTTCAGCTTCGTGCGGCTGTATGCGCGTAGCCGCGCCTGCCAATTGCGGCGATCCCCCTCGCCTGTGGCGTTCAGTCCGCCGCCCGCAACGCCGATCAACTTACTTACCGGGATGCCCGTCGCGGTCGCCAGACGCGCCGCAAAGCGGTCCATCATGTCAGGCACGCCCGTAAACGCAATAGACTGGTACTCGAAACTTTCCGACTCGTCTAAGATAATGCTGCGCACGGCGCTACGAAACGCGTCCACGAGCTGTGCGCGCTTCTCCATAGTCGCGGCGCCGTCTTTCGACGCAAGCAAAGCAAGAAAATCCTTCAACTTGTACACGCCCTGCGACGCGTTTTGGATCAGCAGCGCGGCGCTATCCCACGTGATCCCGAAGTCGCGCAAAACGTATTGAACGCGCTGCAGCGCACTGAAGTGCCAATAGCTATTCTTACGCAATGCCGCGGTCGAAGTGCGCGCGCCGAACATCTTGATAAAGCGCGATTCGTGCACAACCACGGACGTAGCGCCAAGCTCGGAAACCACGTTGTACGTTTGCGGGCGTCCGAACAGCTGCGGCTTACTCGTATCGTTGTAGCGGATGCCTGTCGAAAGCTGCGTCCGTTCCACAACCTTCAAGAAATTCAGTTTCGTAACCTTTGAAAGATCAAGCGGCTCGGCTTGCGACGCGGCGCCGTCTTCGACGCCTAGGTAAAGGAAGCAGTCGCCATGAACGTTTGAAAATACGTCGCTCTCTTGAATCATCTGCACGGCCTGCAGCTCGTCCAGACGGTCCATAAGCTTCGCATCGATCCCCGCGCCGTCTTCGTTGTCGGCGCCGTCAGGCGCCGTAACGCACAGCCGGATCCCTTCCGCTAGCGCTTCTTCGGCGTGGATGCTACAGATCAACGACGCGAGATCGTTACTGTTGTACATCGCGTCCGCTTGCTCGGGCGTGAGCACAGGGACGGGCTGAAAGCGGTATGAATTTCGCTTGTCTGCGCCGGTATTGATTCCGGTGACTCGAGACGCCCACTCGTCCATGCGCTCGGCTGCAGCCGCGGTGCCGACTTCAACGGGTACGGGGGACGCGGCGCGCGGGGATTTCGGCATAGCCGTATATTACCATACAGTTACGGCTGTGTCACCCGCTAAAACGCAGCGGTTACGTACTCGGGATCAAACCGAAATTCACACTGCGCTTGGATCGCAGCATGGTACCCTTCGTCAACCGTTGCGAAGTCGCCATGCGCGGCGTCCAGCAAGGCGCGGGCTCGGAACGCTTGCTCGCGCGCCGTAGCCTGCGCCTCTCGAGCAAGCCCCCACATCCCAGCGCCGTGATAGTATCGCGCGATCGCGTAGTTGGCGCCCGCTTGCGCTTGCCAGTACGCGGCGCGGCGACCCATGCGGCTTTCGAGGAATTGAACGGCGTTCACGAAGACGCCCCGTAGTTCTTTCGGTTGAGAATCACGCTGATCTCTTCGCGTGTCGTCACGCCTTCGACGGCGTTACCCTGCGCAATCGCCGCGCCGATCACGTCCATGTCAGGAACGGCTTTCAGGTAGTCCGTTCCTAGCGCTTCGGGATCGGCGATCTCGATCAGCACTTCCGTTTTGACAGTCAGACCCTTCGGCACCGGAGGGGCGGGCGGCACCGGCTGCCGCGCCGCGATCGCAGCCGCGACGGCTTCGTTGTGCGCTTCGTACGTCGCCGCGAGACGCAGCTTAGCCACGTCGATCAGCTCGCCGTAAAACAGCGCTTCGGCTTTCAACGGCGCTTCTAACAGCTCGAGCTTCACACGAAGGTCCGCCGTGACTTTCTTACGGACGGCTTCGATATTTTCGCGCGCCGTCATGGCTTCCGCGAGCGTAGCGCATGCGTCGTCAATTGACACGTCGTTGCTTGTGTCGGCGAGTAGCTTTGTCAGCTCAAGCGCTTCGGCGGATGTCATTTCTTTTGCTCACTTTCCGCAAACGGTCCCGACTCGATCGCGCGCTGCGCCTCAGCCTGAGCTGCGCGCTCCCGCGCCGCCAGCACGTGCGGCCGATCGTCCAGCTCGGGGCGCGCGTGAAACTCGTGCGCCATGCGCATTGCGTTCCAAGCGATCGAGTCCACGTGCCACACTTCGTAGCCCGCCGCCGCCGCGTCAGGGTCTTTATCCTCGCCGTTCAGCAGCGCGATCATGTGGCGCCGCAGACAGTTGTAATGTTGGCTGAACGGGGCGCCTTTCGTGAAATTATACTTCGCGTATTTCGTCTCGCCGAACTTCGAGACGCGATCGATGCCTTTGATCGCTTCGGGCCACAGGTCCGTGTAGATTGGCTGAGGCTTGCCGGCGTCCTTGCGCATCGCGAGCGGCGCGGCGGACGCGGGCTTGGCGGCCGGAGCCTGCGCGGGCGCCACGGCACTGGATACGAGCCCCGATTCAACCCAAACCCCGCCGATACGCACGGATCGCGGAGTCGATTTTTCGATCGCGTATCTAACACCGTATCTCAATCCGCACACGGCGCTAGTTGCGCCGATATATGTAACTTCATCACCGATCTTGTAGCTCATACCTTGATCCCTCTCACGACAAGCCCGAGCCCGATTGCGTCCAGCACATGCTCATGTTTCGTCTTCGGAAGTCTGGAAAGCGTTTCCGTAACGGTCAGCCGTTCACGTATTGAGAGTCTGTTGATTGCGCGCTCGATACGCCGCAGAAACGCCGTGCCGTCCGTCGTGCCTTTCCATTGGCGCGGCTCTACCGCGTACTGCGTTTCGTAGTTCCCTAGAATACGTCCCGCGCTAAACGCAAGCGCGGCAATATCCTGCGGCGGGACCGGACTATTAGGGTATACCACAGGCTGTTCTACGATTCCGATTCCCGGATCGTACATGTGCACCGGATTGATTGACGGCTCATAGTCACACTTGCACAAAAAGCCATCTAGACTCCATAGAGCCCAACCGTAGTACGCCGTTCCTGGATCGATTGACGTAAACGAAACTCCGCGCAGGTCGGGCAGCCGCCGCGCGGCCACCTTCGCAGCCGCGTCCGCTATTGGATCTTTCGATTGTCTCGCCATTACAGGTTACATCCGCGAATCAAGATCGCGGATCCAATGCACAGGACTGCGAAGACGAACGCGCCAAACGTAAGCCCGTCCCAAATGATCTCAAGCTTCGTACGCTCGTGTTTTCGGTAGCGCATTCTCCCCTCCGATCGAAAAAAAAAAAAGAAAGCCGTAGGCCGACCCGTGCCACTGACTGCTTAGCTGAAACTGGCGTTTCAGTACCTACGGTTTCCACATGTCGGCTTGCCGCCCACTTACCCGCAACTAGCGTCCTAGGGGTATCAGCAACTTTCGTCCCGCGGCTCGGGAACCGACAATTCCGTTATGTCACTGCGCCGCAGACGAGTCAAGATCCGAAACGTCGATTTCGTGTCTTTCGATACGGCCGCGGTTTCGCTCGATCACGTCCATCACCATGCGACGACGCGCGCGGTATCCCTGACCGAAATGCCAGGCGTCTTTACCCGCCAGCGTGCCGAACGTTTCGACGACGCAGCCGGGGAATTCCTTGCGCGTTTCGTGGTGAATGTGTCCAGTATACCAGTATCGGTGTGCTGTACGGCCCCATGCCGCTGGTTCGTCGGTACTCATAACCGATGGAAGTTCTTTCGCCTTGACCGTATGTCCATGCGTAAAGCCTAGCAAGTTGCGCCCAAATTCCAAGAAATGAAACATGCGCGGCTTGTCGTACACGCGAACGCGCGGGTTGTCCTTGAAGTATGCAGACATGCACATTGCAAGCACGGTAGCGCTCAAATCGTCGTGATTGCCGCGCAAGTTGATCATGTCCACCTGCTCGTGTTTCTCGAGCGCGCGTTCCACGCAGCGGCAGAGCGTATCTACGGCAACTTGCGCCATCTTCGGCCAGCGCGTATCTACGTCTACACGCGTGCCTTGCGTAGTGGTTGCGGCGTTAGAATCCGCATGCAGCATGTCCCCCAGATTCACGATAAACGCGCGCTTACTTGGCGGCGCGAGAGCGACGAGCCGATCCGTAGCTTCTGTGAGCTGCTCGCGCGCGATCTTCAGATTGAAATCGTTGTCGGTTTCGTCCGGCCAAGCCTGCATACCGAAATGTGGATCACCCATTGGGTAGCCCACGAGCAGATCATCGAAAGTGTTTTTCGGCGGCGCCACGCGCGCCCGCTTCGGCAGGGGTTTGAAAGCAACCGCGTCACGGAACGCCTGCAGCACGTCAGCGGCACGCGCCGCCTCTCGGGTAGTCTTCACCCACTGTACGATCTTGCGGCCGTCTGCATCCACGAGCGTAGACGCGCCGCGGAGCAGGTAGCCGGCCGGGGCGCCTTCGACGTGAAGTGCCGGATCTTTCTGCGCGTTCACGCGCTCCGCGATAAGATCGGCAGCCGTTGTCGGCGATTTGCTTGGCTTACTGGCTTTTTTCATTTGCTGCTGAACGACTTACGCCCGAGCGACCTTCGGCAAACTTCGCTGAGAGTGGTACACGTCTGGCCCGTCCAGCCGTGCGCCGAGCGCAGCATCGCAATTGTATCACGTGCGGTCACTTTCGCGCTCGGATTCGTATCGTTGTGCTCGCAAATCTTGCGCAACTCGGCCAGCGCCTCGACTTCGTTGCTGAACGTAGCGCGGTTTTTGTGCGCGCCTGTTTTCGCGTTCGCGATCAGGTCAGACGCAGAGACTTGTTTGCGCTTCGTAGACTGCATACACGGGGTCCTTTCGTCGGGCGTGGTAGAATCGGCCGGCTGCGTAATCGATCGGCTTTGCCGTCGCTCGAGCTGCGGCGCGGAGCTGCGCGGCGGTACGGGGCGCGTCCTGCATGGTGCTGTTACATGACCAGCACGCAGTCACGACGTTTTCGGGCGCGTTGCTGCCGCCTTTCGAGCGCGGGATTACGTGATCGAGCGTCAGCCCCGCACCGTCATGACGCAGCGGGAATTCGCCATGGCAGTACACGCAATCAAAACCATCGCGGGCGTAGATCGCGAAACGTGTAGTATCACGGATCCAGCGCCCGCGCCCTTTGCGGTTCATCCATTCGTTGCCGGCCACGGGCTACGCAGGCCCCGTCGCCGTCGTCAGGTGAAACGCCTTGCACGCCGGGCACTGGTAAAAAGCCTGCGCGTACTCGGCCGCAGCTTCCTGCGCTTCAGTCAGTGTCGAGTAACGTACTTTGTTCTTGCACGCCGTATTGCGCGGGCGTTTGCGGTTGCTCATGACGCAGCCGCCTTCGTTTCGAGACGCGTGGCGCGGGCGCGCATGTTGCGTACTTCATCGCGGGGGCCACCAAAACGGCATGGTCCGCCACACGTGTTGCAGAACGATTGTCCGTATTGCTGTGCAATACGGTACGCACTTTGGCGCAGTCTACGCGCTTCGGCGCGCATCTCGCGTTTCGTCATCTGCTTTTGTTTCGTCTTCATTGCTCCGTACCTTTCCGATTGTCGCTTGCGTCGTTCAGCCAGTCCATTGTTTTCTGATTGAACATCATAATCTCGAAGCTGCCGTGCGAGTCTTCGTGCGAAATCGACATGCTGTGTTTTCGGCACACACGCGCGATGTCCTGCAAGAAAGCGTCGATCTCGGGTACTTCCCGAAATTCACCACGCTGCCCCGGATTTCGTACGTACCGCCTCACGCTGCTACCTTCTCTTTCGGGTGCCAGATTTGTAACACACCTGACGAATCATAGACGGGTTTCGCACCCTTCGCAAGCCGCAACATAGCCGCAGGCTTCGTTGTCATTTTCACGTCAGGTGTGTAAATGTCGTTCCACGGTTTGACCGCCAACTCGGCCAGCCTGTGCCCGGCTTCGTGGATCATCGGGATCGGCGTTTCGGTCACGATCTCATCATGCACGAAGAACACCGGGAAGCTTCCGAAGAGCGGCGATCGTTTGCTTGAGCCGGGCATGCGCCCCGTGTAACACTCATTCGCGACCGGGAGTAGCGCCGCTTTCGCTGCGTCTCCGGTGAGTCCTTGAAACCCTGTATTGCACGCAACCGTGTATTTGCAGTTTCCGCGTACGCGCTCCGAAATGAATTGCACGAATTCAGTATTGCCGCGACGGCACGCCGACTTGATTTGATCGTGGTAGATTCCGATCTCCGTCCACGTGCTGTGAAACGTATTGTATAGATCGCGCGCCTTGTCTTCGCTCAAAATCACGGCGGGTTTCTGGCGTTTCGCGAACGGTATCATTGCCTTGTACGACGCGCCGCCGAGTAGCGAAAAGTTAGGGATCTTCATAAACTGCCGCAGCTCTGCGATCGCTTTGTCTTCGGCTTCTAGCAGCGCCTCGGATGACTCGTACGGCATTCCGAGATGCGCCGCCGCTAGCGCTAGGTGCGTATCGCGATTCGCGTTCAGCGCGTCTGCAAGAATGCTGTAGCCTACGGTCCAAATGCAGATCTGCCCCATGGCACGCATTTCGGCATTCGGGCAGTCCACCGAAACGAACGCGTAACCGGGGCGCGGCACGACACAACCACGGACGCCGGGAAGCTCGTGCTTCTGATCGGTCACAAGCCCGTTACGTGCGAAGTTCTGAAAGTTGTCACCCACAAGCGCGCCACCCGGCTTCATAGACGCGGTGCGCCCCGTTGCCTGCAGCACTTCAAAGCGCGTTTGTAACGGCAGGTACGCGCCCTGCTTCAAGCGTTCCACCTTCTTACGTAACGTCGTCGCGCTCGTAAACGTAGTGTACGCCGCGAGTACCGGATCACCCGTGTCGGTGCACGCTTCGTAGTCCGTGCTGACGTATTCGAGATCCGTACTCTTTTTCTTCTGACCTGTTTTCGTGATCTTGACGGGCACGCCCGCGCGTGCGCTGGCTTCGACCATGTACTGCTGAACGACGGCCTTAGTTTTGGAATACGTGCCGTCTTCGTTGTCGCGCACCATAGCGCGCATTTCGGTCGTACGTTCTTCGTACTTTACGCCGCCTTTGGAGCGCTTTTTGACGACTTCGATCGGACGCTTGATCTGCTCGCACAGCTTGCGGCACCGAATGATTTCGGCTTCTAGCTCTACGGCCAGCCGCTCGCACGCGACGGGATCCGTACGCACACCGCGGCACGACATGAGATGTAACGCGAACGCCGCTCGAGCCTGCGCCGCGCCGTCACCAAGGTACTCCGCGAATTCTTGCTGCGCTAGATGCACGCGCATCGTAGCGACTGCGTCAAGCTCCGAATACGCCTTAGCGCCGGCTGGCCACTGCGACATGGGTACGTCAATTAGCCCGCCGTACTTGAGCCGCCATTCGTCTTTCTCGAGCGGGCCGAATCCGTATCGATCGTGAAGTGCGCTCAAGTTGTACAGGTAATCAATGCGCGTTCCGCGATCTTCGTCGTCGGGATCTTCGTCGGGATCAACGTACGTGTATCCGCCAAGCTCGCCGCGCGCGATATCGATCAGCCGTTGATCGATCAGCACATCGCGAAACTCGCCGCGCTCGTACTTGTCGAAAACCGACGCGGTGTACTCAGGAAATTGCGCGCAGATAACCGTTGAATCGAAAGCGGTATTTGCGCCGATCAGCAGACAACCGGGGCGCAACCACTCTTCGATGCGATCGCGCACGTCGCGCACATGAAACAAGCCCGAGCCTAGTTGCGCATTCGCCCACGAAGTGCACGCCATGGGCGGCGCGAGCAGGCCCGGAGCGATTAGTGCGGCTTCGGTGTCGAAGGCAAATTTCATAGCGTGGCACCGAAGCGCGGCGATGAATCGAAACCGACAAAACGCCGACCTTCGGCTTGTGCCGCAACTCCGGTACTACCGCTACCTGCGTACGGGTCCACGATCAAATCCCCGGGGTGACTGTAACTCCGGATCAGCCAGCGAAGAAGCGCAACGGGCTTTTGCTGCGGGTGTATGCGTTCAGGCGCGGTCGTGCCCACGCTTCCGAATTCAAGCACGGACGTAGGATATCGATCCGTCGCACCCTTGCGTGATTCGGTAACCGCGGTTCTGGGGTTGTAATTCTCGCCATGCCGCGCGGCGGCTCGCGCGGCATGGATCGGCGTTGCGCCCGAAAGCATTTGCGGCGTAAAACAGCCTGGATTGCGCCAGAATACTAACACGAATTCATGTGCACGCAACGGTCGCGTACGCGCGTTCAAGTGTCCCGTAGCTAAGCTCTTCGACCATACTAGATCATAGCGAAACGCGTTGGGCTGTGACGCGACAATTGAGGCTGCAAAGCGCAGCGACGACGCCATGAAAACCGCGGCGCCGTCCGCGGCAAGCACACGCCACACCGCGGGCCACAAGCGCGTCAAGTCGGGCGCGCGATCGAATTCGGCGCGGGTTTCGCCAGACGGTAGGTCCGAAAGCACGAGCGCAGCGCTTTGTTGCGGCAAGCTGTGCAGACCTTCGATTGCGTCTTTTAGTTCAACCATACCGTTTCAACGTACGCCCCGGCTAGGAGTCTACCTGCCACAAACAGGCCCGAGCCGCATTGCTCGTTAGCCCACGAAACGCACGCCATGGGCGGCGCGAGCAGGCCCGGAGCGATTAGTGCGGCTTCGGTGTCGAAGGCAAATTTCATTCAACAGCCGACATGCGCATTTCCTGCCACCGACGAAAGCGATCTTGATTACGTAGCTGCGGCACGCCGCGCCGCCATTCCGGCTCGGAATAGCCGATCCATGGGTACTTTCGCTGCAGTGACGCATCGTTCAGCGCGAGCACGGACGCGCGCCGCGCATCTTCGCGAAGCAGGTACACCCACCGATGTTTCGCGCGCTGCAGCTTGCCGGCTCGGATACCACAACCCGTTGGCGGTTCACGAAGCACGTGCCAGACGGGTGCCCAGATCCAATTGCACGCGCGATACAGCGCACCTGTATGGCCTACGGACGGATCTGAGTAGCTTACGATTGTGCTGGCGCTTGTTTGCGTGCGCAACCATGCAACGCATGACGCCCATTGTTGCGAACCTACGCCATTTTCTGCAATGCACCAACGTGATAGTTCAAGCCAGTCGCGCGGCAGCCTACGCGATCCGCAACCGCTGAAGACGATCAGTCCGTGTGCGTCTGCGTACGTCATACGCGCGCGCGCGCCAGCCGCGCCTAGGTAATGCGCGCCGTCTAGCGTAGCTGCGTCTTTGGCTGCAAGTGTCATAAAATTAGCGAAACGCGCAGTAGGATTGTAGCGCCCTACATTCCCCGATCGATCGGGATCTTACTTAGATGATACGCGTTTCAACGCGCGCCCCGATCGCCACCATGTACACCCTTTCGGGCCTTGTCTGGCTTCATACCCGGGATCGAACCTGCCCGGGGCGTACGTTGAAACGCCCGAGCTACATAACGAGTACGGCGAATCCCCGACTGCGGGCCAATGCAGGCGCCCTGATCGGCGGCGTACCACTGCCCGCCGTACTCGTTACGTAGCTCGGGACCCGATCACGCCGCTGCGGCTTCGTCGCACGGGTAGAACGAACCGACCGTGACCGGATCGCCCTTCTTCGTCTTGACGATCTCGCCCTTCTTCATGAGGTGGTACGCGTTGACCATGCAGACGAGCCCGCGAGCCGCCTGACCCTTGATCACCTTGCCGGTTGCGTCCTTTTCTTCGGGCGCCGCGAACGTTTCGAGCGCGGTACCGATGTCCGCCAGCTCTTCGTCGGTGGGAACGACGGTCGGATCGATCCCCATGAACGCCATGGCGATCGTGAGAATGAAGCCCTGATTGTCTTCGTTGTCCGTCACGGAATACTGACGGCGCGAGCCCGGTTTCGTGTTCGGATCGTCGCTTTCGAGGATCGTCATCTCGAGCGCGAACAGGTCCGTACCTGCGCGCGTCCCCTTGACGAACCGCATGCTCTCGCACTTCACCTTGAACTTACCGGGCGTCAGGAACGGCGAGCGAACGCCACCCGGTTTGAGACCCCGCTTGAATCGTGCTTGCAAACCCATTGTTTCGACCTTTCGTGCGGCGTAGCCGCCAGTTGTTAGGACACTTACCATTGCGCAAGCGCACTTGCAAGGTGCGTGCGTACGAATTCGTCAACGCACCCACCTGTATCCGGGACGCCCCAACACTTCGTGCTCCGCGGGTAGCAGCACGTCCGCAATCGCGAGCTTGCGCTGATCGTCTAGCGAAAGTTGCGAAATCGCTTTCTCGGCCGCGATCGCGTTCTGTAGATTGTTCCATGCCACGCGCGACGTGATCCACACATCCGCGATTACCTCGGTTTTCGGCTGCCCGAGCCGATGAAAGCGCGCAAGTGATTGCTCCCACAGCGCGCCGTTACTTGGCGGCATAACGTACAGGCAACGGTGCCAACGATCCTGCAGGTTCAAGCCCTCGCCGCACGCTTCAATCGACGCCACGCACGGACCCGCGGGCGCGTGCACAAGGCTTAGCCCGTGCGCATCGCATGCGTCCGCGCTGAAGTACGAAACGCCCGCCAGCTCGGCTAGACGTTCGCCGAAAGCCGTGTACTGCGTCCACACTACGCCTTCGTGTTTCTTCAGCCACGCAGCGGCTTTCTGCACGATCTCGTCTGAAAACCACACCGGGCTTACGTTCATTTCGAACGTATCGCGAATGTCGCGCCACGTCGTGAAGATCTCCGGTTGCGGATCTGCGGCCGCGCATGCGTTCCATGCCTGTAGGTCACTGTCGATCGTTGTGCGCTTGTCCTTGATCAGCTCGCGCGCTAGTGCGTTCCATTCGCGCCGCGCAGTCGCCCATTCGTCAGGCGGCCGCGGATCGGGTACGTAATAGAATCCGAGCGCTAGCGTCTGCTCTACGCCCCACTTGACCGGAGCATCATTGATCACCCATCCGTCAGGCGCTTCGTCCAGCGTCTTTAGGCGCTTCATGTGCGGTTCACATGCTTCATGCTCGATCACATCCGCAACGACCTGTAGCCCGCAATCTACGCCCTTGCCGTGGCTCATGACTACGCCGGGGGTTTGCGCTACACGCCGGCCAACCGCGAGCCGCACAGCGCCGGGCGTCTCAGTCTCGCCCGGCTCGAGCCAGTTGAGCAGAGCGCCCGGCGCCATCGGCTTGCGCGCGCGCGGATCGAGCGCACTACACCAGTCTTCTACGTCTTTCCAAACCAGCGGAAACGGGCTGCGCTCGCCAAGCGCCCACCCGAAAAGCTTCGCTGCGTCGCGTGGATTCTTGCGCAGAAACGTACCCGAAAACAGAACTACGGGCGTCTTCGGGAACGCCTCTAGAAAGCGCTCCATGCGCAGCGCGCGGGCGCTATCATCGCTCTTGAGCTTGTGCGCTTCGTCGCCGATCACGGCGCCGGGCTGATAGTTCATGAGCCAATCGCACCACGAAACTTGGCTCAAGTCTTCGTAGCTCATGACCTGCAGATCGTTTGGCACGCGCCAGTGTTCACGCGCCGCCTGCAGATCATTTTCGGTTTTCGTCCGCAGCTTGGCGGGCACGAACAGCACCGGGCGTTTCGCGTCCAGCATGACGGACGCGAGGAAGCTCGGGATCGTCTTTCCGCCGCCCGTGCGGATGCCAGCGATCAAGCCGCTGTGATCGGCGCATTCGAGTAACGCAACCGCCTGCACAGGAAACAGCGTTTGCGTGCCGCCCGGCGCCCGCAAGTGATCCGACACAGTCGTTATGATGTCCTGCAGGTTTTCGTACGCGTGCCACTCGCGCCGCGGGAGCGCGTCAATCCGCTTGAATTCCTGCGACGCGTACACGCCGTATTTGCGGATGGCACGCCCTTCGCGTGTGTTGCGCGGCAGATCGTCCAGCGACAATCCGCCGCGCTTCAACGCGGCTTCAAGGGCGGCTCGGGCGCGGCTTTCGGCCACGGCTAGAACCGAATCGTGCGGGCTACGTTTTTCGAAAGTGGAATGTCCAACATGAGTGCTAACGCACCGAAAATGCGCCACGCGTTGAACGGAGACACGAAAAGTGATTCGCCGTTACACGAAATTTCTAAGATTTCCGTGCCTGCGACTCGGCGCACAGATATCGGCCCGTCGTCGGGGGCTCGATCGGGCATTTTCTTTTCCACTAGAACACCTTTCCGCCATGCTTTCGTGGCCGCGTCACGTTGTATGCGTGCTTACGCCGCATTTCGTCTGACAGGTTGATCCCGCACGCTTCGGCCGTATCGAAGAGCCGAATCGCGAGATCCGCCAACTCGGTAGGGAAGCCTTCGGGCTTGCCGTCCTTGCGGATCGTCGTCTTCATTTCTCCGTTGCGCACGCACTCAAGCGCTTCGCTGGCTTCCGAGTGAAGCAGCGCGATGTACTGCGCCAACTGCGCGGGCGTCGGCTTGCGTTTGCGCTTCGGATGGAAGCCGTGCGTTCGCGCGTTGTCGTAAAAGAGGCGCTGAAGAGCCGTGATTGTCATCATTACGTGCATTTAGTCGTCCTTTTCCGGCACGGGAAGCTCTTGAATCGCGGCATCCAAGTCAGCCCATAGTGCTTTTAGCGACACTTCGTTTTCTGTGCGCTGCAGCCAGGCTTCCGCCTCTTTGAGTTTCAGCGACACGCGAGCGCGCAACGCGTCCAAGCGCACGAGTTTTTGAACGCGCTCGTTATCCGACATGTCTTCGATTTTGCCGGCCATGTGGCTAGTCGTCGCTGTTCTGGTAGGCGACAAGCGCCCACGCCACGAAAAACCCTGCGGCCACGATCACGAGAATCGCGCCGAGATGATTAGCGATCACAGCCCGCCCCGCACCACGAGATTTGCGCGCGACGCCAGCGCCTCGAGCGCGTCACGCCCTTCGGGACTCTGCGTGCTCAAGTACACGTCGCAGTCCGGCCGCTCGTCCAGCGCTGCGAGCACGCACACCGAAAGCGCGCCGCGCCCTTTGCCGTAATCGATGAACGCGTAATGCGACACACCGAGATCCGCATCGGACGCGATCGCCTCGAGCGCTTCCGAGATCAGGTTGTGACCGCTTTCGGGACGCGGCCCCGTCACCGGCATGCAGTCCACGAAGAGCGTTTTGATACGCGTCTGCTTCGCCGCACCGTCCGCCGCGGGCGCGGCTGCGGGCGCTGCAGTTTCGGGGACGTACGTCGCAACGGGTGCCGCCGCGGGTGCTTCGGAAGCGCTCGCGCGCGGGCGCCCGCGCGGCTTCTTCGCGGGCGCGGCTTCGGGCGCAGACTGCGGCGCGGGCGTGGTTTGCGCGACGACGGCCGCCGCTTGCGCTGCGATGTGTGCGGCTGCGGCTTGCGCTTCACCTGGGGGGTTGATCGGGGCGACCGTGGCTGCGGGCTCGGGTGCGGCGGGTGCGGCGGGTGCGGCGGGTGCGGCGGGTGCGCTCGCGCCCATGGCGGCCGCGACGGCGGCGGGAACGTCCAGCGGAGTCGTCGCGCTACTCGCGAGCGCGAAAGCCGTGTCACCCTGCGCAGCGGTACCGCCCGCTTCGATCACCTTCGCGCGCGCCTGATTTCCCTTGAGTTTCAACAATGCAGCACTGGCCATGATTTGCGATCCTTTCGTAACGTTCGCCATGATTCGCGCTACGCGATCGGCGTGATTGATTCCGCACCATTCGGCGGCGTAACACTCTTTACCATACCGGAAGCACGATGCAAGATTTTTCGGCAGATCGTGCGCGTCCTTGACCGTGTCGTACGCCTTTGCCATGGCATCGAACATCGGCAGGTGTCGTTTCATCGGCTCGCGATCGCGACGCACTAGCGCCTTGACCGCTCGAGCTGACTTCGCGTCAAACTGACCGTACGTCCATTGCAGCTCTACGGCTTCGCAATCGGTATGCTCGAATTCTTCATCCGCGTAAATCTGCGCCTGCAGATCCGAAAGGATCGTAACAGGCGTCAGCGCGTACTGTAGACTGGACGTGAACTTGTGATCCTTGACCTGAACGACGTTGCTACCCGCGGGTGTGATCCGCACGTCTTTGTATCCGCCGATACGATGCCCGCCAAGCACGTACTCGAAAGGCCGTTCCGTTTCCACGTCACGTTGCAGCGATCCCGCGGGCGGCAGGTACGGCAGAATCGCATGCACGAAGCGCCCAGGGTAATAGACGCGCGCCTTTCCCTTCGACTCGATCGTAACCGTTTCGGATGTATTCGGCGCCGTCCCGTCCGTCAAGTAGTCTTCGGTGATCGTGTGCCCACGCTCGCCAAGACCCGCCTTTTCGCCTTGCGGCTCGCGTACCTTTTCGATGTACGTTCGGCCCCAAACGCGCTGGCACGTTTCCCACAGCTTGGCGCTACTCGCGCTGAATTTTAGCGTTTCGCTCACGCGACGCACACCGTAAACTTTTCGTTTCCGTTACATACGTAGTGCAAGCCTTCGTTTGCTTTTTCCCAACGCGAGAAATACTTATGCTCAAGACGGCCGCAGCTGTCGTATCTGTACGAAATGCAGTGTCCGGATTTGTCGTACCAATCCAACTCGTGACCCTGCCGCAAAGCGGCTTCGATCTCACCCGGCGTTTTGAGCACTTCACCCGAGCGGTAAACGCGTTGCGCGTCGCGGATCGTTGGCGCCGTCCAGTCTCTTACCGGGATCAGACCGCTACGTCTGAACGCGTTGGGTGGATTCGCCCGCGTCATCATAGCGCGAATCGTATCCCGAAGCTTGCGGTTTTCCACGCGCAACTCGTCTTCGCTTTCGAGCGCGGCATCGTGCAGCCGGCGCCACGCGTCGCGCTCGGCTTCGTACGTGCGCATGCAGTCTAAGCAGGATTGTGCGCACCTGTCGGCTGCCGTCGCAATACCTACAGCTTTCTTGCGCGCTTCTTCGGATTCGCACAAATCGGCAAGCAACCCCGCATTTTCGGTGCGTACGCAGTCCAAGGTTATACGGCACGCCTGCAGGCGTGCTTCGGTATGATCCCACTTGACGCGTGCTGCGACTTCCGCTTTGTGCGCCTCTTGCTCGCCGCGCTCGGCTGCGTGTGCACGCTCTTCTGCGTGCGTCAGCGCCTCGATCACGTCCACCCACAGCGCTTGGAACGCGACGACGATCGCGTATACGTTCTGCCACGTCCCGGGCTTGTGCGCGGCGATATCGCACCACAGAGCGTTGAAGCGCTCCGCGAATTCTTTGCTCGTCGGTGTGCTCATTTTGTCACCTTTTCCGACTTGACGGCTTTCGGTTGTTTCGCGTTCTTGAGCATCAAGAGTAGCGTATGAATGGTCTGGGCTTCGCCACTCGTCAAGTTGTGTTGCTTTTTGAGATCGCGCCCGACTTTGCCGAGCCACTCAGAAATACTATGGTTCTGACAGCCGATCTGAACGCGGTTGCGATCCGTATGCGTGAGCCCGAACCGACCGACGATCGCGAAAAACGGCGAAACATCCCACGCGGCGCCGGACACCTGCGCGGCGCCGAACACCCGCGCGCGGTCGAACACCTGCGCGGCGCCGAACACCTGCGCGTCGCCGAACACCCGCGCGTCGCCGAACACCCGCGCGGCGCCGAACACCTGCGCGGCGCCGGACACCTGCGCGTCGCCGGACACCCGCGCGGCGCCGAACACCTGCGCGTCGCCGGACACCCGCGCGCGGTCGAAAATCGCAGCTGTACTTCCCAGGTATGCACTGGCGTCAATATGCGCGCCTTCCTGAACCCAACCGCCGCCGTTCGCATGTTGTGTAAACTTGGCGCCGGGGCGCAGCGCTTGGACGTGGTCAGGAACCTTGATTGCGTCTGTCGTCATTGTGCCTCCGTAACGTTGTGTACGTCCGTTCTAACGTGCCTTCCGCGTTCGCGCAAGAGCGCTCGATACGAATTCTCGCCGCTTGCATTTCAGCGCACACACGCGTATAACTCCCAACAATGGCGTTCCTTACCGTCGCTTCGTCCGCGGGCGCGCATCTGTGCAAGCACGTCACGACGAACGGCGTTGATCCTGTTCCCCCGCTCCCGTACCTGTGGACGTATACGCCGCGACGCGTAGATTCCGCGCTCGAGCTGTTCGATCTGCTTTCCGAGCTGCGCGGCCGTCGCGACGCGTGTGTTATCCGCGGTGTTCTCAAGCCTGATACAGAGCAGCCGTGTCGCCGCACAAGCGCCGACGAAGACGCCAATCTAATCGAAGTACCGCAGGCGTGGGTGTTACTTGATTTCGACTCCGTAGACGAGCCGCCCGGCTTTACCGGGCTGTTTCCAAGCCACCCCGCAGACTTCGCAGCCGATATTGTTGAACGCCTGCCGCCCGAGTTTCACACAGCGTCCTACGTTTGGCGCGCATCCGGTAGCGCAGGCTTCAAGGACGGGATCCGGTTGCACTTGTGGTTTCTTCTGCAGGTTCCCGTCACGGGCGCGCAGCTGAAAACGTGGTTGCGCGACGTACCGCTGAAGATCGACACGTCCGTTTTTCGCACGGTACAGCCCCACTTTACGGCGGATCCGTTGATCGATCCCGGCATTGCCGATCCTATGAGCGCCCGTATTGGGCTTGTTCAGTGTGAATCCGATTTCGTTGCCGTGCCTGCGTTTGAAGCGCCCGCGCCGTTAGCGGTGTTGTCACGCCCCGACAACATGGATCCGCTAACGGCGCGGGCGCTTGAGGCATGGAACGCCGAACACGCCGAAATCCTCGCTGAGTACGAGCCCGGCGCTACGCGCTACGAATGCCCGGCGTGTGGCTCGAGCGACGGCCTTGCCGTACGCGAAGACGGCCGATGGAATTGCCACGGTGGCAAACATGCGCAGCTCGATCCGCCCGTGGGTACCGCGACCGCGGGCGGCGTTTTCGTCGGTACGCCGTGCGAATTCCTCGAGCGCTTGCCGGCCGGAACGCTCGGGCGCTGGCTGCGCGCGCGTTACCCCGACGCCGCCAGCTTCCGAAAACGCATGCCGCCCGGCGAAACGATCGTTGTACAGCCCGCCGCGCCCGCGGATCCGGGCAGTATCGACGTACGCGACGTTTTCAAGGCGCAAAAGAAGCTCGAAACCGCCAAGAAAATTCTACGCGGCAACCCGCAACAGCTCGCCGTAGTCGCGCGCGATCTCGGGCGCTACGTGCCGCACTACCTCTCGCGTCAGCAAATCGAAGACGCGGCGATCGAGGTATGCACGCTCGGTAAGCAGGGCATTCCGCGCCCCGATATCGAAACGACGCTAGCGACCGCGATCGATGCGGGTATGCTGGACCCGTGGCGACCAAAAGCAATCGGTGACTTGGCACGCAATGAGCTTGGCGGCGTAGAGCGCTGCTACGCGAACGTTTTCGCGATCGCGTCGCTGCCCGATATCTCGGATGTGCTCGGCTACAACGAATTCGCTGCGCGCGTCTGCGTCATGCGCGCGCCGCCATGGCGTCCTGACGACGTGCGACCGTTCCCACGGCAGATCGAAGACGCGGACTACAGTCTAGCCGTTTCGTACATTTCCGATGTGCACGATTACGCTTACGCTACGCCTGCGATGCTCGCAGAAGCCTTCGCGACGCTGGCGCAGGGTATGGTGTTCAACCCGGTTACGGACTACCTGGATAGCTGCGTTTGGGATGGCACGCTTGACGAAGCTCGCGAATTCTTAGAGCTGTTTTGGATCTCACACGTTCAGGTTAGCGATACGCCCTACGCGCGCGCGGTCGGTAAGCGCTGGCTACTGTCGGCCGTTCAGCGCGCATTCGAGCCGGGGTGTATTCAACGCGAAGTGCTCGTGTTGTTTTCGGAAAGCCAAAACGTAGGTAAGTCGAATACGTTTGGCGCTCTGTGTCCCGATCGAAACTGGTTCCTCGAAGGCGCGCAGATCGACGGCAGCCGCGATAACAAGGCGCTGATTCTCGGTAAGTGGATCGTCTGCATTGACGAAATCGACAAAGACTTGCGCGCCGATCGCACAGGCGCCGTGAAGAATTTTCTATCTACTCGCGTGGATACTTTTCGCAGCGCGTACGCACGTACCGAAAAGGATCACCCGCGTCGCTCAATCCCGTGCGGCACAACGAACACGGGCCAGTTGTTCGTAGACATGACCGGCAACAGCCGCGTCAACGTGCTCGAGACGCACGCGACACGCGAACGGCCGATCGATCTCGCGGCGATAGCCGAGCTACGCGACACGCTGTGGGGCGCTGCAGTCGCACTATACCGCGCAGGCGAGCAAACCTATCTGACCGCGGACGAAGCCGCGCTAGCGGCTGCTGTGGCGTCGAAGCATATGGAAGTCAGCGACGTAGAGCAGGTGATTCACGAGCTGTGGGATCGCGGCGTGCCGGAGAAGCGCGTTGATCAATCGGGCGAAGCCGTGATCGGTTTCGACTGGCACGCGGATCAGGTCGGAAACGATCGCAACTGGATCTACCTGACGAATACGCAGCTTGATCAACACGTGCGCTTCATTGGCGCGCGCAGCCATCGTAAGCGCATCGCCTTCGCGCTGCGCTCGCGCGGCTTGCACGTCGGACGGCTGCAAGGCGTAACCGCGCGGCGCCAGTACGGCGCTAGCACGCACCCCGACCTGATCGGCGCCTAGGCCATTACAGCGTTTCGGATTTCGATCAGACGGTCGCGAATAGCTGCAAGCTGCGCCTCTTTCGAGCTGTCGGGTGTGAGCCCGAGCTGCGCCAGCTCGCGGCACGCGTCCATGCGCTCGGCGGCTATCCGAAGCACAGTACCGCGAACGCTCTTAGGCGCATCTGCAGGCTGCGCCGCACACCATGCCAGTACGTCCAGCGCGTCACGCACGGCGGCCCAGTACAGCCCTTCGTAGCGCTTCAAGTACCAGCCCGACAATCCCGCGAGATAACTCAGTCGTGTCGTGCCTTCGTAGCGCGCTCGAGCTTTGGCTAGCGCAGTACGGTAATG